CCCCCTAGCAAAAGTTGCCCCTACTCGCGAGCAAATGATACAGGTGGCTGAGAAATACTCTAAGTGGCGTCGAGATGTGCTCGACTCATTAGACGATCAGCAGCTGTACGGTGTTGTGACTCGCCTCAAGTACGAAGTTGTGGTATGCGACCCGTTTGTGGCGCAGAGTGCTACTCGGTGAGGGTCGGATGCGGAAACTAGTTGCTCGCGTAGTAAAGCGGTCTACGGGAGTGGGGGAGAGCCCACCCTCAGCAGATCTAGGCCTGCGTGTCACTGAGCGCACGGGGGTGGAGCACGTGTTGATCTCTCACGGAGATAGCCTGCAATACGTCTCAGGGACAGATCAACAGGGGTACTCTGTCTCGGTTCTCGAGCCACGCACTGCTCTCAAGCTGGCGTGGTGGATACTTTGGCGCTGGTGGTTTAGGGGGTTACTCTTCGGCGCCAAGCTCTCTGCGTGGCAGTGGGCCGTAGAGGCGGAGCGAGAAGAACTCGACATCGACAGGCGCCTAGCTAAGATTCGCCGCCGTGGGCAAGCATAAACACACACGAGTAGCGCACGCCACCATCGCACACCGCTACACGATGGATCGGATGCTCGACAAGAAGCTCGTGCCAAAAGCAGACGAGATCTTTTCAGCTGAGACAACTCGCCTTCGAAAGATCTTGCAGGCCATTGTAGCGCCTCAGCGAAAGCTGCTTGTTTCACCGTTGCACACGGCACAGCTTGGGCTAGCGCTCGGGGTGCAGACAGTGCGACTAGAAAAGAAGCTTGGCTCGCTACTGCTCAGCCGCACGCGCGAGACACAGGCCGAGGCGTTGCGCTCTATGGCTCAGTTCCTTGGGGCGATCAAAGTAGAGGGGACATCTCTAGACGATCACGCCACAGTCGAGCGCCTCATTAGGTCTCACAAAAAGGCACTCACAGATCGCCGCACAGCAGCTGTAAAGCAGCTCGTCGTAGACGTCACTACTACGGCACAGCAGAGCCTACGCAGTGTCGACAAGACGCTAAAGGCTGGCGTTGTCGCCAAAGACGTGGGCGAGCTTGTAGAGGGGCAAGCGTGGAAGCTTGCGCGTATGCTGCGCACGGAAGAGTCGGTAGCCTTCAACTCCATGCAAGATCTAGCTTTCAACGAGGTGCAGCATGAGCTACCCGGTATCATGCGGCGCTGGACTGAGCTAGTGAACGACCTTACTGGGGCCCCACTAGACGATCGCGTAGCGCAAGACTCACTGCTGCTTCACGGGCAGGTGGCGAAGCCCGGGCAGCCGTTTATGATGCCGTCGTCACCCTCTACTCCCTCAAGGATGATTGGTGGCTCTTGGATGAGCCCACCAAACAGGCCAAACGATCGTGCAGTATTGACCCCCTGGTACCAGGGTTGTGGCGTACCCGCGTGGATTTACTTGGCGGGGGAGCGCGTGATTCTCAAGTAGCCCCTTGCAATGTAGTAGTTCGGTAGATACGGTTCCCCACCAAGAGGAGCGACCAACTATGCCGATTGATAAAAAGAAGCTCGCCGCCGTCGCAGGAGCCGTCAAGCCGCCCAAGGGTAAGCGCTTCGGCCTGACTGCAAAACCGCCAGAGGACGAGGCAGATCTTGAAGAAGCAGAAGAGGACGCTGAGGGCGAGGGAGACCGCGCTAGCCCTCAAGCTGTGATCCCGTTTTTGGAGCAGTACGCAGGAGAGGTACAAGCGTGCTGTGACGAGCTAGACCCAGACGTTCTTGTCGACCCCGAGTTAGAACTCTCTGACTCAGACGCAGTCATGATCCAAGAGGGCGCTGCAATGCTCCCTCCGCGCCTGCGCAAGCTGCTCCCCAACCTCAAGGGCATCGAGTACGAAGACGCGGGCATCATTGCCGCGGCACTCGTTGAGCGTGGCAAGTATGAGGACGCAGAGGTTCTTGCCGGGTGGATCTTTAGAATCGGGCAGCTTCTCGAGGACACTGAGGGAGCTGGTCTAGAGGAAACAGAAGAGCCTGACGAGGAGATGGAAGACGAGGGCTGACCTACCTTCGTTTTGTACCCACTTGCGCACATTCAATCTCCCAGGTACTCTCCTCAGCGCAACAGATCGGAGTGCCTCATGGGTTTTCACGGAAAAGTGCCTGATACCCAGCCCCGCACTGCGCGCAGTAACGCGGAGCAGAAGGGGGCCAACCCTGCTGGCTTCCCGGCAGACATCCCCATGGCTCCCCAGGGAGATGCGCCGCTGAGCGTGGTGGGTGCCGCGACCACATATCGAGACAACGCAGACCCGCAAGACGCGCCAGCGCCTGAGCCAGTGAGGCGCAAGGTGCCGCCTTTCGTTGTCACCAGCGTCCGCAAGTGATACCAGTGGTCTGCGAATGCCCATCAAACTAGAGATTCACCGAGTGGGACAAGGCCGACAGGTGCAGAACCCGGCACGCCTGCTTGAGGCGTCTGAGGGGCGTTATCTCGATCGCTCTGAGACCCTCACAGACAACGAGAAGTACCCGGCTCCAAACAACGCGATCGCCCTCAGCCCGTTTGTGGTGCGGGGCAGGATTGGTGGGTAACGTGTCGTCTGAGCTAAAGTTACAGGGAACGATCACTGTAGAGCCTCCTGGCTCGTGCGGTGGGTCGTTCTCTCCGACAACTGTGATCGAAATCCTTGAGACGATGCAACTCAAAGGGATGATCAGCATGGGGGAGTACGCCCTCACTACTGGTAGCCCCGTCGTCGTCCCTCTAGCAGCTCTCGGCAAGATCAACGCAGTGTTCATCCACGCGTCAGACGGTTCGGGTGTAACCGCAACGCTAGCCTCTACTCTGGGGACTGCTGTGCTCCCAGTAGATCCTGTTCTGTTCTCAATGGCACAAGGGGTCCCATACTCCGCGCTAACCATTGCGGGCACAACTGGCGCAACAGTAACAATCGTTCTCGCAGAAATGGCGTAGGAGAGGAACAGAACATGACTGCTACAAAGACTCTGTCGATCCGGGAGATTCTCAACCAGGCGCTTCCGGACAAGATTGCAGACGCGATGCGACTGATCAAGTTCGGTAACATGATGTCAGTGGTCAAGGTGGCGTTTACTGGCTTGACGTCGTCTGCCACGCACAACATCTCTGATGCCGCGCACAAGGCAGCCGGCGCAATCAGCGGCATCACTCTGGTCGCGGGTGAGAACTTGCCGCCGATCGGTGAGGTGCTCACGTTGCGTGTGGTCACAGGTACGGCCACAGGGCACCGAGACGTGACTGATGTCGGAGGTACGCCTTCCACGTCGCTCGCAACCCTCAGCGACGACGGCAAGACCCTGGTGTTCGAGGCAGTGATCACCGCCTTTACGCTGCAGTACATCCCGCGTGCGGCTGTCTCCATGGACAGCGTTTTCGCACCCAGCACCTGATCCCACCAACCACAAATCTGTATGCACCCTCTTGGCCGTCAGGCCACACGCGCACAGCGGCGGTCAACGGCTGATAGGGTGAGAAGGCAAGAAGGAGCAAACAGATCATGCCAGACGAAGTAACGCCCCAGACGAGTACTGCCACGACCACAGTACACGCAGACCCAGCGCCAGTGCAAGAGGTGCAGGTTGTCGAAGAGCCTGCACCCAAGCCAAAAGTCATCACCATCCCCACTGCCGCCATGAAGCGGATCAAGGGCGAGGCTGCCACACAAGCGTTGACCGCGCGGCAGCAAGAGCTTGACACGGATGCGCAAGAGCTTGGGTACGACAACGACGCTGCAATGCGCGCAGCGCTCAGAGCAGCTCGCCAACCTGCACCGGCAGCTCCCGCTGCTTCGGCTCAAACACAGCCCGCACAGGCAGTGCAAGCGGCTCAGCCTGCGAGCGCCAGTGGCAATCCCGAGCTGACGGCGCTCTCTGCGCGGATTCAGCAGCTGGAGACGTCAAACGCGACTTCTCTGGAAGATCGCAAGCGAACAAACCGCGAGCTTGCCAAGAAGACGCGCGAGCTTGCTCGCATGCAGCGAGAAAAGGACGAGTTGGAGGTCGATCGTGATCTACAGCTTGCGGCCAAAGAGGCGGGTGTCATCGACACCAAATACGCCTCTTCGCTTTTCCGCGAGTCTGTGAAGGGTATGTCGGAGGCCGATCTAAACGCGGTCGACGAGAACAAGTTCTTCCAGACCACGCTGCGCCAATCTCACCCGCATCTCTACACCCCAGTCGAGCGGCCTGTGAACACAGGGAACCGCAGTGATCCGAACGCACGCCCACCCGCTTCTGCAAAGCCCGCGGGAACAGCTGACGCAGAAAAGCCCGTCGATGCGCTAAAGCTTGACGGTCAGGGGTTTCAATCTCTCCTGCAATCGAGGGGGCTAGTACACCCCTCAACCTCAGGCCTGCCCACCTAGCGCACCCGTCAAAACGTCGGGTTTTGCAAGATCTGCATGGTTTGGGGATTGATTTTTACTGATTTGTGATACAACTGCGCTGAACGCGCCTCAAAGCCAGAGGAATACGATGCCCGACTTTTCAGTGATTTTGCAAGATCCGACACTCCGACAGGTGGTGCAGGAAAACATTCTAGAGCGCGCGTTTCACGATGCGCTCTTTCCGCGCATGCTCTTCCGTGCCGAGGCGACTCCGGTACTCTGGCCGGAGAACATCGGTGACTCTCAGGTGTTCAGCGCCCCTGGGTTGATCCCGCCAGACATGCGCCCGACCATTCCCGGCACTGACCCCACGCCAGTGAACTACCCCATGGAGCAGTGGGCAGCTCAGCTGCAGACGTACAGCAGCACGATCGACACGCACATGCCCACGGCAATCATGGCGATCGTCAATCTGTTCCTTCGCAACATTCACCAGCTTGGGCTGCAGTCGGCACAGACGCTCAATCGCATCGTGCGCAATCGCCTCTACGGCGCTGCGCTTTCTGGCTGGACGGTTGCGGATGGCGCCCAAACTGCGGTGACCTCACTGCGTGTCAAGCGCCTCAACGGTTTCACGCGCGCCCGCAACCCCGCACTCACTGGCGCCAGCCTCGTGCGCTTCGACATGGTCAGCGCTGCCAACCCCCTGTCGATCACAGTGCGTGACAACGTGGGCCCATCTGACCTCGTGCGCAACGTTGTCGGCTTCGTTCCTGACACGGCTGGCGACGAGGTTGGCCCGGGTATCATCATCCTCGATGCAGTTGTGACGGTGTCTGACCGCGCGTTCGTCTACTCTGTGGACCGTACGCAGATCACCCGCGTGGGTGGCGGCAACAAAGTGGACGACCTCACTGCAACGACCGACATCCCCACCCTGGGCGATATCCGCGTCGCGATCGGCAACTTCTGGCAGCAGTCGGTGCCGGAGCACGCGGACGGGCGCTTCCACGCGCACTTCGACCCCGTCTCGCAGACCAAGATCTTCGCTGACACTGAGTTCCAGCGCTTGCTGACCAGCTTGCCCGACTACTACATGTACAAGCAGTTCGCGATCGGTGAGCTGCTGAACACTGTGTTCATGCGCAACAACGAGTGCCCGGTGCCGGAGACGGTGCAGGGCGGACAGACGGCCACGTTTGACCAGCGTGACCCCTTCCCCGGCGAGCTGTGGAACACTGGGGCGTCTTCGGGCACGAAGGTGCACCGCATCCTGTTCACTGCTCAGGGCTCTGTGTTCGAGTACTACACGGACCCGAACAAGTTGATCACGGAAGCTGGGCTCAATGGCGTGACGGCCGACGTGCGCGTCACCAACAACAGCATCCAGATCGCCAGCGACCGCGTGCAACTACTCATTCGAGCTCCGATGAACCGCCTGATGGACCAGGTCAGCACGACTTGGAAGTTGATGGCGGACTGGCCCATGCGCACAGACGCTGCGACTGGCAACACGAGCCGGTACAAGCGGGTGGCCTGCATCGAGCATGCCGAGTAGCGGATCAAAGACGTACTACGCCACTTCGTAGAGAACAGCCGGTAGGAGGCAGGACAGGGGGTAGTTGGTCGCTTACCTTGTCTTCGCGCTTACCGGCTTTCTTTGTTGACGTGACGTGTGTGCATGTTGGGGCAGTGGAGCGCGCGAAAGGGTCGCGCTAAGCACCAACACCTCCGAGCCGCGGAGGGTAAAAACTAGGCGTCAACGTGTGACGCGCGCATCAAGTCATGCGCTCCACTGCTTCCGGCATCTTTTCGACTACGATGTAGGCTGAAGGAGAACACATCATGAGCAAACGTAACCGCCCAGCAAAGACCGAGACCGGAATCGAAGAGCCCGAGGTAGAGGACGACGTGCCAGTCGAAGAGGCTCAAGACAGCGGCGTGCTGCCCACTGAAGCCCCGCCCGCTGTCAAGGGGATTGAGAGCGCTGCTGCGCTGGGGGTGCCGAGCATTGTGCAAACGCCCCCCAGGGGCCTCGTGCTGTCATCTAACGACCCAGAGCTGCCCGAGCCTGGCCAAGCGAGTCTCGACGCCTCTGGCGAGCTGGCAGAGCCCATTCTGCCCCCTCCCAGTGATGCCGCCCCCCGCGCGCCAGTGTTCGTCGTCGAAAACCCCAATACTGTCACGGTGGGGTGGGGCGGCATTGAGGTGCGCCTAGCCCCCGGCTCCGAAATCTCGGAGGATAGCTACGGAGACGGTGCCATCGAGAGGTTCCGCACTGCTGGCGTCAAGCTGCGAGAGAAGTTCCCCGCGGCACCCCCGCCTGCACAGGAGTAGCACATGTCTACAGCGTTGACAGAGGCCGATAAGGAGAAGATCCGGTACCACCTCGGTTACCTGGCTTCTGGGTTTGCTGCAACGCTGCAGTTCGGGCTACCTCGCCCGTACCAGACTGTGTTCATGGTTGAGCAGGCGATGATGCTGCTCAACAACGCCTATGCGATCACTCGTTTGCGTGACATCTTGTGCACGCTCGAGAAGATCGAAAAGAAGATGGTGTGCGACCTGGACACTCTAAAGGTGGAGTCGGTCGACACAGTCAAAATGCGTGGCGACGTGATCGACCGCTATGAGGGCGAGTACAAGCGCTGGGCCTCGCGCGTCGCCGACATCTTGGGAGTGCCAAAGTACCCTTTCAGCGAGCGCAGTGGCGCTGTGGGTGGTCCTGGCTCTATCGTCAAAGTGTCGGGGTAGCCCGTGGGGTGCTCGTGCGGTTGTGGGAGTGTGGGCGCTTGCTCGTGTGGGCCTGAGAACCTCAGCGCTCGCGAGCAAGCGCACTCTCTTGCTGCCAGCCTCGTAGGCGTGGTTGACTGCGCTCGATCAATCCAAGTTGGCCTTGGCTTGCGCCCGTACCAAGTGACGTTGATCTGGACGAGCTGGAGTGGTGGTGAGCGAGGAGCGGGCGTAGAGGATGTGGTGAGGTGCTTGCCTCTCGCCCCGACTCCGCTCGTCCTGGACATGGCACAGGTACGCCAGAACCTGCGCCCTGTAGGGCTCATTGAAGACGGGTCTGTGCGAGTGATGCAGATCAGCGGTCGCTATGACGAAGATACGCTGATGGGTCGCTGGTGTGGGGAGTGCATCCCAAAAGAGCAGAACTTTTACTGGGAGATCACGTACCCACAGGCCAATCGGCAGTCGATCCTGCGCAGGTTTTTCCCGTACTCAGTGCCTGCTTACTCTGCCACAAAGTTTCAGTGGGTAATCGATCTCAAGAAGGTCGCACAAAACCGGGCTCGTGATGGGGAGCCGCAAGGATGAGCCCCGACGGTTCTCTACCGACTCTTACGCGCACAGTGCGTATCCCTATTGCGCGTTTTGGTAAGTACAACCGAGCGCTTGGCAAAGATATCGCCGATCGAGTGTTCAAGCGCTCTATGCCTGCTGCAGGTAGAGCAGTGCGTGGGTTATTAGAGGCTGAGACGATCCGCCGCGGCATTTACTACAAGAAGCGCTTTGCTCGTGGATGGAAAGCGCGGGTAGGTAACGTCGTCGGCGCCAGCGTGCAGGTGTACAACAAAGAGCCGTACGCGATCGTCATTGAGAAAGGTCGCAGGCGTAACCGCCGACCCCCACCTCGAGCAGTATTGATCCCGTGGGTGATGGATAAGCTTGGGGTGTCCGCAAAGGATGCTCCTCGCGTCGCGTTCCTCGTTGCTAGAGCGATTGGCAAGCGCGGCATTGCAGCGCGCCCCGTACTCACAGACCCACGCATGCAGCTTCGTATCCAGCGCACAGTCTCTAAGGGCGTCCTACTGTACATGCAGGAAGCAATGAAGGCAGCGCGTCCATGACCAAAAAAATCGACGTCTCTAGATTGATCGTAGACGAGCATGACGGCGAAGTACTCACTACACGCCAGGACACAGATTGCCGCACGGCGCTTGTGCGTGGGCTTGCTGACTACCTCAACTCGATCGTGTTTTCTGGCAAGTACTTTCAAGCGCAGCGCTTGCAGTTCGAGTCAGTGTCTGAGGACTGGGCAGATCCTGAGGTTTGCGAGAAGTTCCCTGTAGCTGCTGTCTACACGCAAGAGCCTGGGGTGTACGCGGCAGACGAGCGCATGACACCCGAGCAACGCGACATCGGCAACGGTCACGTGTTGCACATTCTCCCAGAGCTAACGCAGGTGCTAGTCGTAGACGTGCACGCGACGAGCAAGCTGCAAAGAACTGCGCTGACTGCGACTCTCGAGAACGCGTTTGATCCTGTCGGCTGGATGGGCGGGTTCAAGCTCGCACTGCCACACTACTTCGGGCTCTTCGCGCACTACGATTTGCTGACTGTTGACTTCCTCGATAACGAGGACAGCACGTCAAAGCGCTGGCGCGTTGCGCAGTTCCAGATAGAGGCGCGGGTGCCGCGTGCGGTGTATGTAGGACACGTGCCAAGGTTCAAGCCGCGGGTGCGCGTTGAGGTTCTAGAGTAAGGAGGGGCGACAACTCCCCTCCAGCGGTGTATTCTCGCGCGCAACGCGCCCAGATAGGAGATTTCGACCATGTCAGGATTCATTCGCCGGTTTGGGTATTTTCCCCCAGTAGAGACGATCACGCTTATCGAGGGCGTCATCATCGTAGACCTGCCTCCGCCTGGAGGAGTCTCTGGCATCTCTACTGGCGTTGTGGCGGCGGTGGGGGAGTACGCTGACATGAGTGCAGCGACGGCTGCTGACGCCTCTGGCAACATCACTACCAAGATCGTACCTCAACAGATTTTTGGAGGTAAGGATCTCATCGACAAGATGGGCGGGTTTGACGAGACGATCGGCGAGTTTGGCGTAAGCCAGGGGAACGGCTATGTATCGCTGCGCAACAAGCGCTTCGCACAGCTCGTCTGCGTACCAGTAAACCTGTGCTCTGCTCGAGGTGTGCGCGTTTGGCGAGATCTCCCGCTGTCTCGCAGCGTGTCTGACCCGAGTCCTGTGCTCCCTGTCGTGGCAGCCTCAGTGCTCGCAGGTCGAGAGTTCCGCAACGGTTCGGGGCGCCTGCGCATGGGGCGCCGTGTCGACTTCACTGCGTTCGAGCCCATGGCGAGCGGCACAGGCGCGGCGTGGGTGAACGCGGCTTCCGCAGTCACACAGGGCTTCACGATTGGTAGCGGTGACTGGTCGACCATTGCACGCCCGGACGGCACTGTTGGCGTGCGCAAGGGGGATCTCCTCTGCATTGGGTACAACAACGGAGGCGTTGCCGCTCCTGTAGCACCCCTTAGTGGCATCTTCAGAGTTGCCGCTGACGCTGTCTTGTCTACGGCTCTCTCGCTCGAGAAGATGGATGGCAGCGCCTATACGGCAACGGCCGTCACCAACCTCCCTTGGCGCCTACACGTGTCGAGTGACGCAGACAGCGCCTTTGTGCGCGTGCCTGGCGCTGCGCTGCCTGGCGGCTATGGGGCGGCTGACGCTGGCGGCTATGGGGTTGCTGCGCGCCCGCTTACTACGGGCGCCGGAACGACTGTGGACGGCACGTGGACGTCGGGTACTACGCTCACTCCGGCATTAGTGCCTGCGGCTCTCACAGGCAGCTCATGGGACCCTCTGAGCGGCCTCGCGGGGCGTACGTCTACGGGCGGCACGCTGGCGTTTACGGCGGCTGTGCAGGGCGTCAACGTGGCATCTAGCGCGAGCATTGACGCGCTCTACTCTACTGCGATCGACGCGTTGCTCGCAGACAAGGCACCTGCGCGCAACGTCAACATCATCGTGTGCAGCCGTAAGAGTGCAACGATCCGCAACAAGATGAAATCACACGTGCTTGCAGTGAGCGCGCAAGGAGTAGGCAGAGTTTGCGTCATCTCTCCTGCGCTTGATCTTATTACTGCAACGGCAGCTACGGCTGACGCCGACCCTGGTGTCGGAGCAAACCGTAGTGAGAGCGTGATCTACGCGTGGCCAGGTGCACTCAACAGCGTTCCTGAGGCAGTCAACTTCCGGCTGAAGACAGCAGACGGGCTGACGACTCTCGACGGGATCTTGGACGACTCATGCGACTTCTGGGGCGCTGCTGTCATGAGCAACTTGCCACCCGAGAACAACCCGGGGCAGGCTGCATCGCCTGTGCCAGAGATCATGGCCCCAATCCTTGGGTTCCAGCGTGGCCTCGCAGACCTCGGGATCAACGAGTATATCCAGCTCCGCAGTAGAGGCGTGATGGGGCTGCGTATTGACGAGACTGCGGGGCCGATCTTCCAGTCTGGTATCACGACGTCTCTTGTCGCAGGTGAGAAGAATATCAACCGTCGGCGCTTCTCGTACTTCGTGCAGGACTCGATCAGCCGTCGCTTGAACCAATACGCAAAGCTCCGTGCGAGCGCGCAAATGCGGGACGGTGCAACGGGTGAGTGCATGGCGTTTTGTGAAGAGCTGTTGGCTAAGGACAACCCACCAGCCTCGCGCATCAATGACTACCAAGTTGACGACAAGAGCGGCAACACTCCGGGGCTGCTGGCCAAGGGCATCTACGTGATCATCACACGGATTCAAATGACGCCGACTGCTGACTTCATCGTTCTCCAGACTGAGATCGGTGAGGGCGTAGTCATTACGTCGGTCAACGGCTGAGCCAGTGCGAGTCATCCTCTACGCAATAAGCGCCCTCGGGAACCTACCAGCAGTTCTTGTGGGTGTGTTCGTTTGGCTCACGTGCTTGCCGCGTAGATCAAAGCTGCTCAGCGCAGAGGGCTTTTTGGTGCTTGTGCCCCCTGCGAAGTCGTGGATCGCTAGGCGCTGGCGCTACTCTACTACCGTCGGGCATCTTGTGATCTTGAATCCAGAGCACGAAGGCATTCCTACG